GGTGGTCTCCGACATCTTTGGCGACCCCCGCGAGTTTGTTGCTTATGCAATGTCCCACCCACGTTTCCAGAAGTTCTTGATGGAGACCGAGGGCGTTACCAAGCAGTCGCTGTTCACTCGGTTCGTCAACAACGTGCGTCAGTTCTTCAACATGGGGCCAATGCACACCAGCGCCCTTGCAGACGTAATCAGCGTCACTAATTCAATGCTCAGTTCCCGTCTGACCGCCGATATGCGGGCGGAGATTGCTGCGGAACGCGCAAGTGCGGATGCAACAGAAGTTTCTTCTGAGCTTAAGAAGAAAAAGATCAAGACCAACAAGATGGTTGAGCGCATGGAGAAATCCAGCTTTGCCGACACCATCCGTGAGCTGCCCGGCCTTGTAAAGATACGTAGTATGGAGGACTTGACCGATGCGTTGTCCTCTATGTACGCTGGCTTTGATAACTTCAAGCTGCGTCAAGTACTGCCTATGTTGCAAACGGAAGCCGTGGTGCAGTGGGGTGAACGCAAGGGTGTTGTCGGCCTTAGAGAATCTTGGCAGTATCTCACTGACATGGCCGCAATGCGCAACAAGAGTACGCTGGACATGGTGCCGCTCTCTGAGGCTCTGGCTAAGTTAGCACGCAGTGCTCCCGAGCAACTACAGCGTCTTGCTAATGTGATGAACTACTCTACATTGCTGTACCGTGACCCAACTGTGGCTGGCAACCTGAGCAAAGATGCCGACCTGAAAAAGATGTGGGATGGTCTGACCGATGCAAACAAGAAGCTGTACGAGCAAGTGCGTGACTTCTACAAAGCCAACCATGAGCAGTACCATGTGTTGCTGGAAGAGCAGATTGCCAACTCGAAGTTGCTCGGCACTGCCGCAGATGGCAAGTCCCCCAAAGGCAAGCTGATTGCCCAGATCAAACAAATCTACGAAGACGGCAAGAAGCTGTATCCGTACTTCCCGTTGATGCGTTACGGCCAATACTGGCTGCGAATCGGCAAGGGTGTGAACCGCGAGTTCTACATGTTTGAGAACGCCTTTGATCGCAACATGTTCTTGCGTAAGCGCATCCGCCAGATGCAAGAGGCTGGTTCCACTGAATCCTTGCGTGAGATGCAGGAATCTGGAGCGATTGATCTGGGTAATGACTTGTCCGATGCCCGTAAAAAAGACTTGGATGCCAGCGGCATGTTGAAGGAAATCTTCAACTCAATCGAAGAAGGTATGAAGCAAGGGCAGACCGTGGTTGATGACTACGGCAACACAGTCTCTTCCATGTCTAGGCTCGATGCCGACAAGCTCATGGACGAAATCTATCAGATGTACTTGCAGACTTTGCCTGATCGCAACTTCCGCAGACAGTACATGCACCGTCAAGGCACTACTGGTTTCAGCGGGGACATTGCTCGTAACTTTGCAGTGACCGGCACAAACATGGCCAACCAACTGGCTCGCATCAAGTACGGCCCCCGTATCATGAGTGAGCTTGAACGCGCAAACGACACACTTGCAGGTAACCCAGACAAAGCCCGCCTCGGTGAGTTTGTTTCCGAGATGCGTATGCGTGCCGAGCAGCAAGTCCGCCCTGACTTAGAAGATAGCCTTGGCTACAAAACTTCTGCGCTGTTGAACTCCTCGGCGTATTTGTGGTTGATGACCTCAATCAAAACTGCCGCTACTCAGTTGACGGCACTTCCAATTTTTGTTGGCCCAGTGCTCACATCCAACCACGGGTTCAATCCTGTCAAGGTAGGTGCGGCCCTTGCCAAGTCAATGGCTATCTTTGGCACAAGCGGTATTCGTCGTCAGGCTGAAGATGGCTCGACCACGTTTGAGTTCCCCTCGTACCTGAATAACGGTTTGGTGAAGTTGACTGACAACCAGAAGCTGGCTGCGCAATACATGGCAGACAGAGGTATCAACGACAACACACTGGCCTACGACCTTGGCAACCGCAGGGATACGCCGACAAACCAGCTTGAAGGTGGGGTACGCCGCACCATGCGTACTGTCAGCAATGTGATGACCAGCATGTTCCATCACACTGAGCGCATGATCCGTGAAGTGACTTTCATGACTTCCTACGATCTGTACTCCCAGCAGACCAACAAGGAAACCGGCAAGAAGTACACCCACGAAGAAGCCCTGCGTGCAGCCGAAGCCGAGACCCACGAAGCCTTGGGTAACTACCACGCATCCAACCGCCCTCGCGGGTTGTTGGCCGACTCTGAACGCCAAGTCTTGCTCAATGCGCAAAAGCCCGTAGGTCGCACGATTCTCCAGTTCAAGATGTTCCCTGCGTTTGTGACTACGTTCTTTATCCGTAACGCTTATCGTGCGCTGGCTGGGCTCGACGCAAAAGACCGTGCCAAGGCCATGACTCAGTTGGTCGGTACATTGACCATGTCCACTGCGCTTGCTGGCTACGTTGGTATCCCCGGCGCAACAATGGCTATGGGCGCAATCCAAGGCATGATGAATGTAATCCGTGACGAAGACGACGAAGACCCGTTGGAAGAGCGCGACTTGGAGTTCTGGTTCCGCAACGTTTGGCTCCCTCAGACCTTTGGCAATATCAAAATTGGCGACCACACGCTGGATGAAATCTTGGACAAGGGTTTGATTGCTTCCATGACGGGCTACGACATTTCCGGTAGCTTGTCTATGAATAACATGTGGGTGCCCGACGTAAAAGAGCAGGCAACTTCCGCTGCGGCTATGCAGGAATACTTTATGTCTTTGCTCGGCCCCAGTGCGTCGATCACGTTCAAGCAAATCCCAACCGCCATCGACTTCTTTAACAAAGGCGAAATTCTGCGCGGCGTTGAACAGTTGGCCCCAGCCTTTGCTCGGGGTTCCCTTACCGCTGCCCGGTACGGGAAAGAAGGCGCTACCACTACGTCAGGCGCAGTTATCAAGGAAGCCGAGGAGTTCACTCAGGGTCAGTTGTTGGCGCAGTCTATGGGCTTTGCCACCGAAGGGCTCGTGGCTCGACGCGAAGCAATCTTTCACTTGCAAGGTGAAATTCTGAAGGTGAAGCGGGAGCGCACCAAACTGCTTGACCGCTTGGAGCGGGAGCTGGATAAAGGCTCGGACGAAGACGTTGAGAAAGCTTTTGACAACGTGTTTACGTTCAACAGCCGGAACCCCTACGACGCAATCGGTGCGGACAACATCAAGCAGTCGATCAAAAAACAGATTGAGCGCAAGATGAAGTCTGACCGTGGTATGCCCATCGACAAAAGGTACTATCCGCAACTGCTTGACCTGCTGGAACCGTCAGAGAAGAAGCTGGAGCGTGAGCGGTTGATGGCCCAATAAAAAACCCCCGCACACAGGCGGGGGGTCAAGGGGAGTATCGGAAGGAGCTAACTCTTCCACTCCAAAGTTTATCTCAGACCCGCCAAACGCGCAGTCCTTTTATGCCGTCTACGATCACTACTTTCGTAACAATAGATATTTTCAACCTCTTTGTAACAGCGTTGATCGTTTCCCGAGCCGCCCGTTCATCTATGCAGGGTACAAAGAACGAATGACCGACTCGGAACTTTGACCAATCAAGCTGGTACGCCACCGTCTCGATTTTCATTGATGTTCAGTATTTCATCCATGCGCAAGAACTCGGAGTTGGAGGCATCAAACTTCAATGCCCGAACCACAGGGGACGCAATCTTCATTCCTTTGGACATGCGCTTGTTGGTGACCTCGATAAAAATGTTCAGGTCGGTCAACTGCTTGAGCAGGCTCTTGTAGTTGGTTTGTTGCTCGACGCAGAACTTTTTGAACTGATTGGCCGCTATGTAGATGTGCTTGGTGTCTGGCTCGTAACGTACCAGCAGTGCTCCTCGGGGTTCTTGCAAAGGTAGCGCCGACAAATTGCTTCGGGCATCCACCTCGCCATTGACCACCAAGGTATTGATGTGGTGGCTATCAAGGAACTCGCCCAATGTGGTGATGGGTGTGGTTTGTGGGGGTTTCACGTCAATTCTCATTTCGCTCAACATTCCTTTCAGCCAGTCATAGACGGCAGTCATATCAAAATCATGTAACCCAAGGTGGCGGGAGATTAAACCGCCGGTAATATTGGCCGCGCATACTGCCGACCAAAAACGCTCTCGTGCTGTGAACTGGACTTCTTTATCCAGTCGGGCTTGAACTTTCTTGAGCAGGTCTTTGGTGTACTCCAGATTGTTCAACACCCACGTAATGTAGATTTCCCCAGCATGGCCGTAGTTGTCGTTGAGTTGGTGGTCAAACATCTCCTTGCCCTTGGCCACGCCAATCAAGTCGTTGGGCTCAATCTTGTACTCAAGTAACCGTACTTGTTCGCCGTCCGGTGTGTTCTTCAACCCGCTTAATTTCTCGTAAAAGCTGGCGTTGGCCGAGCACAGGGTCATGTTCTGCCATGAGGTGTTGTTGATGCGCAGTGCATTCTCTGAACCCTTTTGGCGGTTCTTACCCCGACCATGACTGATGCCATACGCCATGTCCGAGAATTCCTGCGGCTTCATGTTGGTAATCTCGTCGATGGTGTTGGGGATGTTGTTCATCACACCAAGCTGTTGCATCTTTGCGTTGAGCGTGTCCTTCTCAATCGACATGAGTTCGTAGGGCATCCCGTAGACGCTGTTGCACATGCGCAGGATGGTCGATTTTCCTGATCCGGCGTGTTCGTAGATCACGTTGATGATTGCGCCCTTCAAGCCAGTGAACTTCATTAGTGGAGCGCCAAACGCAGTTAACGCTCCAAAAGCATGAGGCTCCATACCCTTCATGGCGTACAGGTTGAATACTTCCTTCCATGCCTCAAGGGTTCCCTTCTCATGAATCTTGTCGGCGAAGAATTCGGTTGTTGATGACGGTGGGCTGTAGAACGTACCGTCCTTGGTAATCTCCTTGGTGCCCATAATGAACTTGCTGTCTCCCTCGACCCACCCAAATTGTGTTCTCATTGTTTCTGCCTTCTTTGTGTACTGCAAATTTTTGACCGATGTGATGACGTAGGTCATCAGGTTCTCGTATTGCTTGTGGTGTGCCATCACACCCTGTTGCGCAAGTTGCTTGCGTAGCTCATCCTTTGAGGATATTGATGCCGTAGTAATCGCAAACTCTTTCACCCCGTCGTGGGGCAAGTGAAGTTTGAACAGTGCTATCTCCCCCAGCTCTTTGTCCCTCATGCGCTTGACGACGTACAGGTCGTGCTCGTACACCATCTTGGGTTCTTCTTCGGTGTCCTCTGGGGGGCGCACATAGATACCGCCTTTCTTACCCCTGAAAAATGGGAATGGGTACTCTGGGATTTGGTGCTTAACTTCCTCACCCTTTTCAGTCTCCACCACCACTTCGTTGTCGGCTTCGGTCGCTTCTTCTATTTCTATGCCCAGCACGATTGGGGATGTGATCTTGCCTTTGTGTGGGCAACCATCGCAACCACCGGGGTTTCGTTCTTCAAATGTCGTGCAGTGGTGTGGGCCACCGCGCTTGCGGGCGTTTCTAAGCTTGTTGTCAACTAGGCTCGGGTCATACTCAGGATGCTGGTCTGACATTTTGTGCGCGGCACGGTCACCATCTGCACAGAACGCCGCAATCGAGAGGGCTGATACCCACAACGGTTCATCAATCTCACCTTGGTTTTGGAATACGTAGTTCAGTTGCGCACAGCCGTTCTCGGCCTTGAGCATGATGTTCTTAAACTTCTTGACCTTGTTGCCCATCAACGCTTCCATCATGGGGCTCATGGCGGAGGGCGCGAAGTCGGGTGCTTCTTCTACTTCTTTGGGCTCAGGTGCGCCGAGTAGTTCGCGTAGCTTGTCAGTCGGTATCCGTGGGGAGACTTCGTTCCAAACATTGACTGGCTTGGGTTCCAAGCCCTTCTTCACATTCATCGACTCTGGCACACGCAGAATACGCGATGCCTCGAATACTTTGTCGTCAACGATCAAGCCCTGCTCTTTGCAGAGTTGTTTAAGTCGCTTGGCCAGTGGCTCCCACTCTTTGCGGGTCAATGTATCTTCAAGCAACCAGTAAGCATGAACGCCGTTACCGGAGTTCACCAAGATTGGTTTGGGTAAGCCGATTGCTTTGCAAAACTTTTGAAGCTCTGCCAGCCCTGTTTGCTGGTCGAGGTAGCCTTCAATCTTCCCTTTGGAATTCGGTACACCTTTGGTCGGGCCGCAATCAATATCCAGCCAAAGGGCTCGGACAAAGGCTACGTTCTCGTGCGTCCTGTCACCTGCTGTACCAAACTTGGCACAGCCGAAATACACATTGACTTGTTTGGTGTTGAACTCTTGGATGATCGTCTCGGCATCTTCCCTTGTGTCTGCAAAACGCTGATCTACATACTTACCTATGCCAACCACGCAGTACCTACCGTCTGTCGGCAGTACGGTGTCGAGCAAATCAAATGTAGACATTGTTATCCGTGTTTTTTGTGCCGTGCCATGAAACGCTCGATCTGCTCGCTGTGGTCGGGGGATGGGGCGAACTCGCCCACGAACCAGTTGTAAACCGTAGTACGGCTCACACCCAGTGCCTCCGCAACTTTCGTTGCTGGAATCCCCCGCACAACGCAGAAGCGACCCAAGGCTACGCCCAAAGATTTAGCGTTGGCTTTTTTGTTCGCCGCAACCAAACTCTGGCTGTAACCATAGGTCATGCGTTACTCCTCGTCCGTCCAAGCCGCAACCACAGAGTCCAAGCTTTTCTTGGGTACGGGTGTGACTTCAGCGGCCTTCTTGGATTCGCGCTTCTTGGGCTCTTCCACTGCTTCAGCTTCGGCGGCAGGTGCGGCGGCTTTGGGCGTTTCAGCTTTAGGGGCTTCCAGCTTTGGCGCACGGCCTGACACATCGGCTTGATACGGTGTCATCACAACCATCTTCTGCACTTCGGGAAGCACGGCCACTTTGCTGGTGATCGCGTGTTCGCCCTTGTTGATGAAGCGTACTGGTGTGAACAGGATGGATTGGTTGTCGTTGTCTTCATTGAAGCTCAACTGTGTAACAACGTAGTCCAAGCTCTTGCCATTGTTGGCCAAGTACTTGGTGTAGCTCTCAAAGGGATGCGTGTTGTCGCCAACGCTATCGCCGAACAGTGACTTGGAAGCCAAGTTCATTTGATACACAGAACCTTCAAGCGAAGTACCAAAGTCTTCTTCCAACGTCACAGCGATGCGGCGTGAGTAGCGGCAAGCTTTGGAGTTGCCCATACCTGAACCCTTGATGTTTTGCTCGCACGAATCGCAACGGTCAGATTGCTTATTCGCGGAACCTGCATCGGGCACATTGCCGTCATTGGAGAAACAGTCAGGCGCAGTTGGCTCAGCTTCGGGGCTCCATTGTTTTGCGTAGAAGATACGACCAACTTTGGGGGAAGCGTTGACAACGACAACATTCAAGTCGCCTTTGACCTTACCCATTTCTTCACCGCCCACAACCTTACGGAAGATTCCGTTCTTGGGGACGATTCGTTTAACGCCGGTACGACCAGCGAGTTGTTTTGTAAGCTCACTGACTCCAGCGGTTTGCAGAAAGTCGGGGAGGTCTTGGTTTAGCAAAGTGATGTTGCTCATTTTTCAGTTTTCCTTAGAACGTCTAACAACCACGGTGTATTCGCTCTCTACATTCAAGCCCATAGGGAGCAGGTCGGGATTCTCGGAAAGAAACTCCTTCATGTGTGTCTGATGAAGTCTCTTCTCCAGCAAGCCATACGCATCGTTTTCTTTGATGAAGCGATACATAGAATCCCAATCATTCGTCCAGTACCGTGACTTTACGGAACGAACAATCGTGCCAGCTTTTGTGCGAATGCTGTCGGCATTCATGTTCTTGCAAATCTCAAGCATCTCCAGCTCAAGCACACTCATCTGTTCTTCCAGATTGGCGTACTGCTGTTTGTAGTCTGCGGTGAGTTTGTCTTTGGCATCGCGCATCTTGATGTAGATGGCGGTGAGTTTGTCGAGGGGGATAGAGGGTTGTTCCCCCTGAACTTCTAATGCGTCCATAGTTAGCTCCAGTTGATTTGTGGTTTTAGTCTATCACAGAACTTAACATTGTCAAGTACCTTCGGAAATTATTTCTTGCTTGTACAAATCAATAATTTTCGTGTGGTGTGCAATGTTGCCCCGCAGGTGGGCGTACATCTTTGTCTCTATCGGACTGCCTGTTATATGCACGATGGTCATTGGGTTGACCTGACCGGGGCGGTCAATTCGGGCATTGGCTTGTAGATACGTCTCCACGCTGGAGCAGGGAGCGTACCAGATGATCGTGTCGGCGGCAGTTAGGGTAAGTCCGTGGGATGCCGCTTGTGGTTGGATGATGAGAACTTTGGGGTGTACACCGTCCTGAAATTGTTTTACCAATTCGGAGCGTCTATTGACAGGCACATCTCCATTGATGATTTCGCAGGTGATGCCGTGCTTGACCAAGTGCTTCTCAAGCAACTCAATGGTGTGGGTGAACGGAACAAACACCAGCACCTTGTGGCTCGATTCGTCAATAACTTCTTGCACCACGTTCAGGCGGTTAGATACGTCAAACTCTAGGACTTCTCCAGTATCCGTATACACAGCACCGCCGGATATTTGAAGTAGCTTGTTGAGCTTCACAGCGGCGTTGACCGCAGAGATTTCTTCGCCGTCTGCCTCAATCAGCATTTGCTTCTTGAGCACGTTGTAGTACTTCAACTGCTGTGGGGTCAGGGGCGCGTCACGCTCGGTGAAAGTCACAGGCGGCAGGTCGAGACACTGCTTCTTCTCAAACCGAATGGCGGGTTGCAGTGCCTTGTGAACGATGTGCTTGGACTCGGGGCGTGGTATCCAGCGGTATTTACTGACCTTGGCCATGACCTGATCTCTGAACTGCCCATAGAACATCGGGATACCTTGGGGGTTGACCAGCTTTGCCAATCCGTAAGCATCCGTAGGCGCTTGGGCGGCGGGCGTTCCAGTCAACATCCACAAGCCACGTATAACTTTTGTTAGGTCGCGCAAATCTTTCCATCTGTCTGTCTGAGCATTCTTATACGCTGACGCTTCATCCACCACGATCAAATCGAACCCACCGGCCAAGATTTCTTTCTTGACGATGTCCACCCCATCAAAATTGATGACGACAAACTCTGACCCCGCATTGATGATCTCTTTGCGCTTCTTGGCAGAACCGTGTGCAACCGACACCGTGCGGTGGATTGCAAACTTGAACAAGTCCTGTTGCCATGCCGACTTCATGATCGACAAAGGGCAGATCACCAACACACGCTTCACTAACCCTCGTTGCATCAAATAGTCAACTGCCCAAATCACTGATGCTGTCTTGCCTGTCCCCTGCTCGTTAAAGCAGAACGCCTTGTTGTTGGTCGTGAGGAACTCGGCTGTAATCTTCTGATGATCGAACGGTGTGAACCCGTGTGGACGGGGCCACGAATACTCTGATGAGTTCATTTTTTTGACTTGTTGACTTTGACCGTGTGGTCAGAGTTTCGGGTGAATGATCGGTTGGCGCTTGGGGTCTTGAGCTTAAGATTGCTCTTAGCATTTGTTCCCCCTTTGGACAAGGGAACCACATGGTCGATGTCCTTTCCAGTACGGTCAATGCCCTTCTTGTCCATCTCGTTTCTTGCACGTTGTCTATCCATTCTTGTTTCATGTTCGCCGCGAGCTTTCTGTTGCTCGTATTCTTTTTTGTAGGGGCGGGGTTTGTTTACGTACGGCATGGTGTCACCTCTGCATTTGGGTTATTGTTTAGTCCTGTCTCTAATATTGAACCAAGCATTTGGCCCATCAGAGGTTTTCATCTTATATCCTAAGTACAAGGCCGCGCAAATGAATTCTCCATTTGCAATGTAGCTATCAAAATGGCGTTCCACTATATGTTTCCACGTATAGCTAGATACTTTTGTATTGACGGTTTTACGGCGCTCCGTAGCGTCGTGCCGCAGTAGCCACTCAACACATTTTTGCACTGCCTCGGGGCGAATATCACCTTGACCCCCAAAGCCAAACTGCGTCAGCCTTGGGTGTTTTTCTTGTATGTTCTCAACAACGATCTGGTACTCATGAATCTCTGGGTAATCAGATGCTTCATCGGGGTACTCCACATGCCATCCATCATCGTCCTTTACATACATAACATCGGGTACGCCATTGACGTAGGTGTTAATTATGTTGCACTCGGGGTCTACATTTGTAAAACAGTTAATCACACTTGTCATATCCGGCACGTTTAATTCGGGCAAGTACAAATGTCCCATGCGCGAGTCAACGTCAATCACAATCTGTGAGATATTGCACATCACGTTCCATCCGTTTTCTGATAGTCCTTTTATCATTGTTAGCTCCTGTTGTATTCACACTGTTTGACAGCGCAGAACTTGCACAGTGGCCCACTGCTTGGGTTCCATACGCCGTTCTCTAATGCGGCTTCGATTCGTGCCACATCTTTTGTCGGCTTCTCTAGGTACTTTGTCATCATTTCCCTGTGGTGTTCAGCCCGAACAAACTCCTTGCTCACTGTGAAGATCAGGGCAGACTTCACCCGATTGATCTTAGGGAACTTGGCGAAGATACCCGCAGCCACAAGGTCGAGTTGCTTGGTATCGGCGTACCGTGCGCTCTTGCTGGTCTTGTAGTCGGCAGAGTGCGCCAAACCTTTTCCCTCGTTCAGCACAACCAAGTCGGCAATGCCGTGCCACCACACATCGGGCGCACTGAACTCGCAAGCTTTCAAGTCCTTGGTCAGCCCAAGCTTGACCTCGCACAGCTTCTCACCCTCAATCTTTTTCAAGGCATCCAGTGTGCCCTGCATGTACTCAAACTGGGGCGGGATTGACTTGTCGTCACGGATGTATTCTTCTGCTACGGTATGAGCAGTCTTGCCGTACAGCGTTGCCGTTGTGTCAGGCTCAACAACATCCTTGGCTATCTTGGTGTGATAGTACTTCTTGGGGCATTGCTGAAATGTTTTCAGGCTACTGAACGACCATACGATACTCATTTAACAGTCTCCATAAGATTTGCCATACCCTGCTTCGCAGTTCAGGGGTAGCCCAGATGCCCACGACGGGCGTATACGCATACACAATTCAACGTACTCCTTAGCTGTTTCAGCCTCGGCCTCCGGTGCAATACAAGCGATGGCGTCATGGACGGTCATCACCACACGGTACTTCTTGGCGATCATCAGCA